CAGACGAGATCATCGCCCTGGCGTCGGACATCGACCTGACCGCTTTGCGATCCGAGTTCCCGAAGGTACGCTTCTACGAGGAGCCAAACCTGGGGGACTGGGGTCACGCAAAGCGGGCAAAGGGGCTTGACCTTGCAACCTCGGACTACGCTGGGTGGTTCAACCACGATGACTCCTACCACCCAGACTACATTTCCGACATGATGACACTTGCAGAGTCTGGGCGAGATGTGGTATACTGTGGATGGTCTAGGAACTCTACTCCTCAGTTTAAGTCTGGAAGTTCAACTTCTGGAAACTACATTGTCCAGATCGACAGGGGTCGCTCTGCTGGGTACGCCGATCGCCACTACGAGGCTGATGGTACCTTTATTGACAGGATTGTTGAAAAGGCAAAATCTATCGCCTTCTGCAATCGAGTTCTATACTATCATAACGAGGTGCGATAATGGCACGCAGTGCAGCATGGCAACGCAGCGAAGGCAAGAACCCGAAAGGCGGTCTTAACGCCAAGGGTCGAGCATCCTACAAGGCGCAGACTGGTGGCACGTTGAAGGCTCCCGTCAAGAAGGGCGACAACCCACGACGCGCATCATTCCTTGCTCGCATGGGAGGGATGCCAGGACCAGAACGTGATGAGAAGGGTCGACCGACCCGACTGCTGCTAAGTCTACAAGCGTGGGGCGCAAGCAGCAAGGCTGATGCCAAGAGCAAGGCTTCTGCAATCAGCACACGTAACAAGGGGACTCGTGGTCGGTAATGAAACTGCACGAGATCTGGCTCTCGGTCGCACTGACATCGAGTTCTTTGCTCGGCGCTGGCTCAATATCGATGGGCACCGAGGACAAATTGACTGGTGGAAAGCCTGTGCAGAGCGAGATGACTCAGGGTATCGACCAAGATACCTTACCACGGTTGTATCCGCGGGAAATCGTGCGGGGAAAACGATGGCGATGGCGATCCTCTGCCTTCATCACGCCTTGTACAAAATGGGCATTCAACAGCCAAAACCTGACGATCCCTCAGATGCCCGAAGATGGTCAAACATCCCGTACGAATGGTACCACGTAGGAATCCAGCAAGAAACTGCTGAACTCGTTCACCGAGAGATTGCATCAATCCTCTCTGGTAATCACCCAGCCCAAAAGGGAAAAGGGTGTGCACTTACGAAAGAACTCGGAAACATTGCCACACTGGACAAGAAGTACCGAGGAGAATACCTCTGGATTAAGTTCCACCCAGTAGTTGGTGGGGCGAGCATTCACTTCCGAACAACACAGGAGAAAGCGAAGGCGCTTCTCGGGAAGGACATGAATGGGATCTCGTTCGACGAGGCGGCATTCGAGCCCCACTTGGTGGAGATCTACCAAGAGGTCCTCAACCTCCGACGCCTCTCCACGGGTGGTCCGCTCCACTTCATCGGAACGCCGACGGAAGGCATCGGCGACTACTCCGACCTCTGGGAAATGGGAAATCCCGAAAACCCAGGACGGGATTCACAGTTTATCTCCTTTCGGCTTTCAACCCGCGAAAATGTTGGATACGGACTTACCAAAGAAAACTTCGAAGCGATCGTCCGCCAGCAAGCCGAATACCTCGTCGCACAAAACGTCGACGGGTACTTCATCGAAGCGCGAGACGCATACCTCTCAGCGCAATCAATCGACGGATGTTTTGATCCTGACATTGATACAGAATGTCCACCACAAAGGGGACATCGCTATGTCCAGGGATGTGACCCAGGTATTTCTTCTGACTCAACATGGTCGGTCGTACTCGATTACTCAGATCGAAAAAGAATTAGAGGAGTACGAGCAAGACGACGAATTGGAAAGCAAACTATTCCGTCCGTGGTGAACATGGTTCGGGAAAACGCACTGCTGTATCAGCAGGACGGCGCTTTCTGCACAACGATCGTTGACGAGACTGGTATGGGCGGGCGGCTCTTCCGACAGGAGTTTAACGTCATTAAGCCACTCAGGGGATACGATTTCGGCGGGACTAAGTCCAAGAAGTTGGTGCTCCTTGCAACGTTGAAGTCCATGCTCGACAAGAAGGAATTGATTTTCCCTCGAGGACAGCCATGGGACGACCTACGCAGACAGTTGCTGTCGTACAAACTAAACGATAAGAAACTCGAAACAGACGCAGTCATGGCTCTTGCGCTTGCCGTATGGTACGCGTCAAGGAATCCAGATCAACCAGTCAAGGACCCAGTATTTTCCTATTATGGAGGAAGTGATTAATGGCTAAAGTTAGAGGCGTTCCTCGCGCATTCCAGGGGACTAGGGCGATTCCTGGTCAGTACACGACTGACCCAGATATCGCTACCCCAGCGCAGATTAAGTCAATCGAAAAGGCTGTCAATAAGGCTCGACGACTCTCAACTGGAGAGATCATTCGAGAACCGCTTGGCGGCGGGAACCCCCTTGTTACCCAAGCCACACCAGCCACGGTTACGGCTGGATCAACTTCTCGATCTGTACCAAAGGCGAAGGACGGCATCCGAGCAACGGGTCCCGCGGTTGCTACTTCCCCTGTTGCGCTAAACGCAAGTGCTGGTGGAATCGGGGTGCCGATTAACAAGAGGTTTGCTAAACTTGAAGTAGGTAAACTAACCGAGACTCAGTCAGCATCCATCAAGATGCTTAAGACGAGCCTTGAGGTTCAAGACGTAAACCCAGACACCAACTTCGAGTTCAACCTATTCGGCGAAGTGCTAATGCGCAAGCAGACTTCGGAGCCAGAGCAGAACCGATTGCGTGCACTGTTCCGTCGATTCGACAATCTCTACCATCCGAATGTAATCACCCTCGGCGGTGCTGACCACTGGGCTGATGACGCCACTGCACGCACCGCTGGTCGAGCCCACGTATCGGTCAACGTACACGCGGCGTATGTCAACATCCCCGCATCGTTGCAGGCGGTCATGCCTGTTATCAACTACATTCCTGCGGGCGAAGACAAAGACTCCCGCCTCATGGCAGCAAACGCCGAACGCCTCTTCTTCCGATGGGCAGAAGAGAACCAGTTTGACGTGCTCCTTGAGGATGCCTGTTTCATCAAGTCGCTTTACGGATACACCGCAGGTAAGGTCTATTGGGACGCAGAGAACAGACTCCCTAGGCTCCGAATTGTCGAGATGCCAGAAAACCTATACCTTGGTTTTGGAATGTCCGACTTTAGCCGACTGGACTGGGCGCTCTATACCTATGGTATGAGCCCACAGGCAGTCGAAGAGGATTACGGGATTAAGGTCGTCACTACCCAGCAGGGTGGTAAGTGGTACAACTACACCGCCTCAACGCACGATGACCCGATTGCCAACGTCTACCAGAATCAGTTCGAGCGCAACCCGCTCCGACGCGAGACTCCGTACGAGATGCAGCAGGTAGAGGTCTATGACTATTGGTACAAGGTCCCAGGAGCCCCAGGAAAGGCTCCTACGGTCTACAATGCCATCTTCGTCGGCAACACACTCGTTAAGAACAGCCGACACACCGAATACCGTGGAGAGATCCCGTACGTCCTTCTTTCTAACGCAAAGGTTCCTGGCAGCCCATACGGTAAGCCAGAACTTTACGACGTGGAGCAGTTGCTCCGTGAAAAGGACGAGCGAATTACCAACCAAGCGCAAATGATCCACTCGGTCATTGGCGGACAGATGTTCCAGTTGGTTGGACCAGAGGCACCAGACGAGATCCCAGCCAACGCAATCCCAAAGCCAGGGAAGATGGCGGCGCCTGGACCAGGCAACGAGATCCGATCGATCTCGCCATTCATTCCTCAGTTCCAGATTGAAGACTATAACCGACGAGTCGACAGAGAGATCGCGGTGGTTACGGGGCTTAATGACCTCCTCCTCGGGCTCGCACCTTCGGGTGTGCTCGGGTCATCCCGTGCCATCGCGTCTCTCGTCGCCAACTACGAGGCACGCATTGCCCCGAAGCGAAAGTTGCTCTACTCCTGGATTAAGCAGGTTTGGAAGATGTGCGCACAGATGTGGGAGACAAAGCAGCCAGAGGTTGGTCTCGTCTTCAACGGAAACTACCGTATTGAAATTACCCCGCCAGAACTCACGCCACGAGACACGCTCGAACTGGCACAGACAGCAATCAACCTTGTCCAGAACCGCATCTGGAGCGCAGAACGTGCAATGGATCGCGTGGGAGTGGAAGACCCAGAGGGCGAGATGATTGTGATCCGCGAGGAGCAGACCGACGCAACCCTCAACCCATCGTCCGTCATGGCGATGGCAAACCTGATGCAGATGTTCCAGCAGATGGGCATCCAGCAGCAACAGGCGGCTTCCGAGCAGTTTGCCCAACAGCAGGCAAGCGTGGCGAACACCGCCCGCACGCTTCAGGCACCAGCGGCTGGTACGCAATCGCTTAACCAGCCAGAAAATCAGGCACAGCCTCCAGCAGAGGCTACCCCAGAAAACGCGCTTGCAGAAAACGCAGCGCCCGAAGGTGAGGTACCCGCATAATGGCACGACGTGGAAAATTCGGACGAGGAACAACTGGGTCGTCTAATCTCAGTTCGTTTATCAGCGGTCTAGTAGAGCAAAGCATCTCAATGAACGAGCGTGCTCTATTCAACGCATTCCAGGACCAGACGATTTATGGAGGATCTGTTCCGACTGGTGCTGATATTGAGGCGTATGTTGGTTCCAGGCTTCAAGGTCTTGACCCGAACTCCGCTGACTATGCTTACTACGTAAACCTTCGAGACACCGCACTTCGACAAGACCGAGCAAAGGGAATCCAGGGTCTTACCGATACTTTTAACGCCACGATGGGCGATAACTTTGATGATCTATACGACGAAATTTCCTCACTGCTTTCTAGCGGTGATCTCAGTGACGCCGAACGACAGGAGTTTGAGGCTCTTAGGATCTCAAAGACTGCGGATTATGTTGACTTCGTAAACAAGCAGTATGGCAACGGTTCGGTATCCTATGAGGAGTTGCTAGAGAAAACGGACAAGGCAATTGGTCTCCTTGACGGATCAATCCTTGATGACGCACTTGTTGCAAGGGCTGATGCAATTATCAAAAGGGAAAACGCATCGGTTGG